TTTTGAGATAAAATCATTAAATGCTTGTTATACGGAATGGGCAAAAATTGTGTTATCTGGATTAAATTTTCATGCTAAAACTTTTTGTTATGCAAAAGACTTTTCCAAGTGCGGCAAAGGTCATGCTGTGGAAAAAAGATTGTACCAACAATTAAAACACTACATAAGATTTCAGAAGTTAAGAATGTATCCAACAACCACACTTAACAATGAAGAATTTTTTAAGTTTTCCACAAACGTTGCCGCTTCAGATGTAATTTGGGATGAAACTTGTAATTCATATGAGGGAGATTTAACAACATTAACTTATACAATTAATGCCACTCGTAGAATAAAAGATGTTCATAAGATTTATTTAAACTTTCAAAATCATGATCCGGCACCATTAGAAGCCATGTTAAAATATTGGTCTTTTCAAATGATAAGTGAACCGACTGACGATTGCATGGTAGTTACGGATCAATATATAACACCGGAGTTAGCAAAGTTTCTTTCAGCTAAACAACCAGTTGCTATAATTGGTTTTAATGATAGTGACTATGATCATTTTAGTTCCGGAGAAGATGCTTATGTTATAATGAAAGAAAAAAATGTTCACTATATTCCTGCAAGTATTACTAAATTAGGATCTACTTTGATAGCCGAAGGATTGGCTAATCACAAAAGAAACGTTGGTGATACATATGAGTTATTAAAAATGTATCCGGAAAAAGTAGAAAACTTATGGAAATTTGCAGACAACTATAGAGTTAATTTTAATGATATATGTTTATCAATAGCAGATGCAATACTTCATGGAACCAAAAATCCATACAAACTTAACCTAAAAGGTTATAGTGGAATGATCCTTAAAGTTTAATTGACCTTTTAGTATTTTTGTCATATAATACTAATAATGGATTTACAAACTGTAATAATTTCGCATATAGGCGCTCGAGCAAAAAAGACTCCTTCTGGATGGATGTCTTTAGATTGTCCAATGTGTACTGACAAAAGAAAACGTGGTGGATTTAAATATTCAGAAATCATAAGTTATCATTGTTTTAATTGTGGATACAAAGCATCTTATACACCTGGTAGACTGTTAAGTAAAAGGATACGTGAGCTATTACTAGGTATTGGCGTACCAGATCAAAAGATTAAAGAGTTACAGTTACAAGCAATGAAAGAAAAAGATGATGACTTTCAAGTACAGAAAGCTGATAAGTGGACATTAGATTTTAAAGAACAAAAATTACCAAAAGATGCTATTCCTTTTGAACACGTTCTTAACCAAAAGAATCCACCAGCTGAAGCATTGTTTGTTTACAAATATATCATGGATAGAAAACTAGATCTTTTTAAAGGACTATATTGGTCACCGGATCCATATATGAAAATTAACGAAAGATTTATCTTACCATTTTACTTTAATAACAAAGTTGTAGGATATACAAGCAGACTAATTAAAGAATATGAAAATGTACCAAAATATTATTCTTCGGTACAGCCAGGTTATATGTATAACATGGATAACTTATTTAAAGAAAGAAAATATACAGTGATAGTTGAAGGTGTGTTAGATGCATTATCAATTAATGCTGTATCATCACTAGGAAATAAATTAACTCAACCACAAATTGACTTAATTAATGGTATTGGTAATACCGTAATTGTTTGCCCTGATAGAGATAAAGCAGGAACAAACCTTATTGATGTTGCACTAGAAAATAACTGGATGGTTAGTTTTCCTGATTGGGAAGACAACATTAAAGATACTGCTGATGCAGTAAAAGAGTACGGACAAGTATATACATTAAAATCAATTATTCAATCAGCTGAAAATAATACAGCAAAAATTGAAGTATTAAAACGACTAGGAAAGAAATAAAAATGAATATCAAAGAACCAAAAGAAACATCAAAAAAACAAAGTAAACAACCACAGCAACCGCCTTTACAACCAGGGATGTTAATGTATGAATCTGGTATAATGTATTTTAGTGATGGATTTGATAGTAATACTACAAAACCAGTAATCAATACTATTATTGAAAAAAACTTACTACCAAACTCACAAAGACCAAAAGAATTAACATTAGTAATTAATTCACCTGGTGGACAAGTACATTCGGCATTTGCATTGATTGACACAATGAAAGGATCAGCCATACCTGTAAAAACAGTAGGACTTGGTATGATTGCAAGTTGTGGATTATTAACGTTTATGAGTGGTGCAAAAGGCAAACGTGTAATAACACCTAACACATCAATATTATCACATCAATACAGTTGGGGTAGTGTAGGTAAAGAACATGAATTATTTGCTAGAGTACGTGAATTTGAATTGAGTACAGCAAGAATGATTGACCACTATAAGAAATGCACAGGATTAAGTGAAAAGAAAGTTAGAGATATTTTACTACCACCTGAAGATAGATGGTTAAGTGCCAAAGAAGCAGTTAAATTTGGTATTGCAGATAAAATCGTATCAACATATTAGGAGAATAAATTGAACGTAGAACTAATTGATAAAATGGGATCAGATCTTACGGTAGTAAATGCCGCAAGGGTTAGTTATGGTAAGAACAAAACTGAATTTGACTTATCAGATGAGAAATTAATAAAGTTTCTTGCAACACACAATCATTGGTCACCATTTGCTCATTGTAGTTTACAATTTAGGATTAAAGCACCGGTATTTGTTGCTAGACAATTAGTTAAACATCAAGTTGGATTGAGCTGGAATGAAATCAGCAGGAGGTATGTTGACTTTCCACCTGAATTATACAAACCAGATGCATGGAGAGGAAGACCAGTTGATAGTAAACAAGGTAGTGACGGTACAGTCGATTTAGGAGAAACTGTTGATTACAATTTAGAAACAACAATGGAAAGTTGTTTAATACTATACAACACAATGATTGATAAAGGAGTAGCACCTGAAATGGCAAGAATGGTACTACCACAATCAATGATGACTGAATGGTATTGGAGTGGAACTTTATATGCATTTGCTAGAGTATGCCAATTAAGATGTGCTAAAGATACCCAATTAGAAACACAACAAGTGGCTAATATGATCAATGATTATTGCAAAACAAGTTTTCCAATTAGCTGGAAGTACTTGCAAAATGAAAAAAATGAAAGTATAATATAACAATGCCATCAGTATATACAAATGATTTACAAAAACTATTCTTAGAATTTCTAGTTACAGATTCAGAACTGTATGCTAGGGTAAGAAATATCATTGACGGAAGATATTTCAATAAACAATACTTTGATGTAGTAGCAATGATTATTGAGTATTGTGAAAAATACAAAAAATTACCAACGTTGGAGCAGGTTAAAGCAAAGACTGATCTCGAATTATCATTAGTGCCAAATATTGATGACACACAAAAGCAATGGTTCTTAGATGAGTTTGAAGTATTTTGCAGACACAAGGCATTGGAAAAAGCAATCATTGATTCAACAGACTTATTAGAAAAAGGTGAATACGGACCTGTCGAAGAAATGATCAAAGAGGCAGTACGTATTGGTTTGACAAAAGATTTAGGTACTGATTATTTTGATGATCCAAAGAAAAGATTATTAGCACTCAAAGACAACAATGGTACAATGAGTACAGGCTGGGCAGGTTTAGATAGAAAACTATATGGTGGTTTCAACAAAGGTGAACTTAATATATTTGCAGGAACATCAGGTTCTGGTAAGAGTTTATTTTTACAAAATCTAGCATTAAATTGGGTGCAAAAAGGATTTAATGTTTTATATTTTACATTTGAATTAAGTGAAGAATTATCATCTATGAGAATAGATGCAATGACAACTGGTATACCAACAAACGAAATATTTAAAAAGATTGATGATGTAGATTTGGCAGTTAAACTACAATCAAAAACTGCTGGGAAGTTTCAAGTCAAATACATGGGATCAGGCGGAACTACGAATGATTTAAGAACGTATGTAAAAGAATATACAATTAATAAAGGTGTAGCACCTGATGTTATACTGGTAGATTATTTAGACTTGATGATGCCTAACAATAAAAAGATATCTCCATCTGAGATGTTTATCAAAGACAAATATATATCTGAAGAACTAAGAAATTTTGCTGTAGAACAACATTGTGTATTAGTAACAGCATCGCAGTTAAACAGAGGTGCAGTAGAAGAAGTAGAATATGACATGAGTCATATTGCAGGTGGTATTAGTAAAATCAATACAGCAGATAACGTGATAGGTATCTTTACAAGTAGAGCTATGCGTGAACGTGGCAGATATCAAATACAGTTGATTAAAACAAGGTCATCGGGTGGCGTTGGTGCAAAGGTTGATTTAGCATTTGACATTGACAAATTAAGAATTACAGACTTAAATGAAGATGATGATAACATACTACCGACATCATCAGACGTATTAACAGCATCGATACGTAAAAGAACATCAACAGTTTCTGAAAAATCAGAAGGTAGTGTGGTAGCAGAAAAGACCGAAAATGCTAAAAGTTTGCGAGATTTATTAAAAAGTCAGCGTCAAAACTTTGAAGAATTAGAATAATCGTATAAATGTATGTAAATGGGCATAAAATCTTTAATAAATATTTGAAGAGGATACTATGAAAAAACATACACGTTCAATATTACAAGAAATTAGCAGAGTTGTTCCACAGACAGATGTGAACAATGTTATGGAATCACGAGCAAATCACGTGATAGCGTCAGCTATTAATCTTACTAAAATGATATATGAAACATATGATGAATCAGTAGCAGACGATTTAATTAAAAGATTTGTTAATAGTATTAAGACACAAGACCCGAAAAAATTTGAACGAGGTATTAAGAAGTTAAACGAATCAGATGAAAGTAAATGATCTCACTAATATTAATGAAAACACGAATCTTCATCTTACACACCTTGAAGATTTAGCCTTATTCCAAGGTAAAGCAGGAGCCTTAAAAGCAGTTGAGTTTTTAAGAAATCTTTCACAAGTAGCAAAGTCATCAAGTCCTAAAAAATTTAATCTTACTATTAAATGGGACGGGTCACCGGCAATATTTTGTGGAACAGATCCCAGCGATGGCAAGTTTTTTGTAGGTACTAAAGGTGTGTTTAATAAAGATCCTAAACTTAATAAATCAAGAGAAGACATTGAAAACAATCATCAGGATACTACTAGGAATGGTGAAGAAGTAAGCAAAGCAGGTTTACGTAATAAATTGCTAATAGCATTTACACACTTGTCTAAATTAGGTATTAAAAATGTATTACAAGGAGACTTAATGTTTACACAAGGCGATTTAAAGCCAGTAAATTATAAAGGACAACCTTACATATCATTTAAACCAAATACAATAACGTATGCAGTTCCACAGCATAATGAACTAGCAGAAAAAATGCAAAGAGCAAAAATTGGAATAGTGTTTCATACATCGTATAGTGGCAGTGAGTTGGAATCAATGACAGCAAGTTTTGATGTTGACATAGCTGGGTTGAACAAAACAGATGATGTATGGTATGATGATGCTTATATCAAGGACTACACTGGTATTGTAAATTTAACAGCAGGTGAATATCAAGCTGTTACAAATGCTATCAACGATGCAGAAAAATATATTAATTCCGCAGGAAATATATTTGATTGGTTAGAAGCAAAAGAAGTAGGAAAAGATTTTAAACAATTAGTTCATGCTAATCATAATAATATGATTAGAGCAGGAGAGATTACACAAAATCCAAAACAGTTTTTTAATAACTTTGCAGTAGACTACGAACAAAGAGTTGAAAAGGCTATTGCTAAATTGAAAACAGGTAGAGAAGGAACAGCAGGCCAACGTAGATTAGCTGACCTGGAACAATGGAAACTGTATTGGCAAAGTAATAAATCACAAATTGAATCATGGTATAGTGCTTGGTTAAAACTTACAGCAATTAAAAATACTTTGTATCAGAAGCTAAAAAATATCAAACAGATAGATGCTTTTGATCAAGAAGGAGACGAGTATGTAGTTAGAGATCAAGAAGGCTTTGTAGCAGTTGATAGAATTGGTAGTGCAATCAAAGTGGTTGATAGATTAGATTTTAGTAGAAAGAATTTTGCAAAAGAAGAATATGAGTTAAGTTTAGTTAATGACTTAACTGAAAGTAGAGCATTTAGATCAAGACAAGACATTGGACAGTTTTCAGCACCACAAGTGAGTGAATTGGTTTATAGTTATTGTATAGCATTATTGATATTAAGTGAAGAATACAAATATAAAAACATATCTCAAGTTTATGCTAGAAGAACTTTGAGCTACAATAACTTTGATTATTTTAGAACTAATGGCACTGATTTATATTTGTTAGTACATAGTTTAATTGGTAGTGGTAGTATTATACAATTCGATAAAGAAAAATCAAGCAGAACATTTGTTGATAGATTACAATCAAATGATATTTTGATTAAAGAGTTTTTATATTATATTGCCGGCGGAATGATTAAACCAGATTTATCAGTAAGAATTTTGTTAAAATTAGAAAGACAACTTAAAATAACTTCAAGCGAACTTAAAAAGTTAAGACGTTGGGCAGTTGATTTTCCTTATATGAAAACCAAAGATAAAAATAATGCAGTACATTCTACAATGCATTTTATTCAAGCATACGCACCAAGAAGCGAATTACATCAAGCATTAAGAGATATGGGGAGAGAAAGAGCTTTAAAAGATAAAGTTAGACCACAGCAAAAAATTAGAAAAAGTGTGGCTAAAGGTGCTCTAGTCAAATAATGTATACTTTGAATCCTACTAAAAATTCATATGTTAAGATAGCAGACACAATTGAAATATATTGTATTACCACTGATATTGAATTAGAGTATAACAATGAAGAAACAGAAAGTGATCAAGAAAAAGACTTTGATCATATACGTCAGCTAATATCAATATATGAAAAAATACTGTTTTTTACTAAACCAGAAAAAACATCTAATGGATATACATTTAAATTTGGAGTAGAACAAAAAGACCTATTTGCTCTTAATAACGATCCTGTAGGTGTGCTTAAAGAACGTTTAAATGAGGTAGTTTTGTTTGATAACACTATTATAACAAAAGGGTTAAATACAAATACTAAGATTACAAAGGAGCAGTAGAATGGAGCAAAAACCAGAGGCAAAATTAAAAATGGCAACACCAACAAACGATATTGAATCAGATAGCTTACAAGTACACGTGGCTTTATCACGTGAGCGTCATGAAGAAATTAGTAATAGATTTGATCGTGTAGATGCACGAATGGAAAAAATGGAAGCCCAAATGGAAAAAGGATTTGATAAAGTACAAAAAATAATCCTTTGGACAGCAGGAACCATGTTCTTTACAATGCTAACAATGTATGTGTCAACAATGTTTGGCCCAGCAATTATACAGACATTAGGATAATATATGTTAATTAATGAAATATTTGAAGGAACTCCGCAAATTTTTGGCAAGTATAAAAACACAGTCAAAAAGAGATTTCGTTGTGCGGCTGGCCCACGTAAAGGAAGAATAGTAGCTAATCCTGAAACGTGTACAGCACCTATTAACATTAAAAAACGTCAAACAATGAAAACAACAAGAGCGGGTAAATCAACTATTCAAGGTAAAAGAGCATCATTTACAAAAAAATATAATCCTATATCAAAGATTGTTAAAGGCTTAAACAAACAAGTTAAGTCAAGAAGAAGAACTGCACCTATAAAGTTAGGAAAAAGATAATGCTTATTAGTGATATTTTTCCAGTACAAGAAGCCAAAATTGTTTATGGCAAAAAAGGTAGAGAAGTAGTACGAAAATATCGTTGTACTTTTGGTAGAAAAAAGGGCAGAATAGTGTCCAATCCATCAGTATGTTCAGCACCACTAGATATTAAAAAACGTTTTCAAATGA